GGCCGGCCAGCGCAATGACCATGTAGAGGTTTTCAGCGGCCACGCCGGTGGTGCCCACAAACAGCACCGGCCCAGAGACCTTGGCCCGGCCGTAGATGACCTGCCGGTTGGCCACGGGGCTGCGGAACATCTGACTGCGGCCGGTCAGGCCGGCCAGGTACTGCGAACGCGCGCGGCGCTTGGCGTCACGCGCGTTGCGCTGGCCGTAGTAGGCGCTGGCCGCAGCACCCAGAAACGGGTTGAACAACGCAGCGACGATGGTGTTGATTTGCTGCGCCAGCCGGCTGCGCGCCGTCAGCGGAAATAGGAATTCACGCGCCTGGCTCATGCGCCCACCCTCCACGCCTTGAGCGCCTGATCAATGGGCCAGAACTTGAGGCCGTCTTGCCCCGGGGCGCAGGCCTGGCTGCCCGTGCACACGTAGAGCGCGCAGTCGATCTGGCCGTCTTGCTGCGGCATGAGCAACAGGTCACCGCGCTGGGCCATGAGGGGCGGCACTTCTTCCAGCCCGCGCGCGGCCGGAATGGCCGCCACCCCGCCCAGGCGCTTGAGCACGCGGGCGGCCTGCTGAGCGCTGGCATAGGTGCCGCGCAGGTCTGCGGCCAGGTCTTGCCCGGTGATGGCGAGCACAGCGTCTGCAGCAAAGAGGCAGCAGTCGTTGCTGCCCCAGGCAAAGGGCGTGGCCATGCGCTGCTCGACCAGGTCAAACAGCGCGGTGGGCCAGTGCTCCACGCGGCTGAGCCGTGGGCTGGCCGTGATGGCGGCGGGGGCCAGGGGGGCGGTGCGATCGGTCATTGTTTGGGGGTGTTCAGGCGGAACCACTCCGCGCTGGGCCATTCCACGGTCTTGTCAGCCATCTGCGCCACGTACTCACAGCCCCGGTCACCGGCAAAGCGGCGCTGCTGCTCTTCGTTGGTGTAGCGGGCAATGCGCGGGCGCTTGAATTCGGCCAGGCGGTTTTCTGCGGTGAGGGTGATGGTGGCGCTGCCCTCGCCGTCTTGAATGGTCATCTGGTCGATGCGGCCGGCCCATTCGAGGATGGGCGTGTCCACGGGCTGGTGGGTGGTGGCGTCCAGAAACAGCTGGTAGACCATGCACGGCCGGCCCTGCACGGGCTCACTGAGCGCAATGGCCACCTGCGCGGCATCACAGCCGCTCAGCGTCAAGCGCAGGCCCGCGGGCTCCAGGGCGTCTGTGTCCGTGACGGATTCGATGCTGGCCAGCGCACCCAGCCCCACCCAGGTGTTGCCCGATACCGTGAGGCTGTACGGCGCCGTGGCAAAGCGCAGCGTGCTGGTGAGCTGCAGCTCGATGAGCGCGGTGCTGACCACCTGCGCGGCTTGCGCCGCGTTGATCTGCGGGGTGGTGAGGGTTTTCACAGCGGGGTTTCCACCGCAGACAGCGCAAACTGCGCAAAGCCCAGCGCGCCCAGAGCCAGCCCGGGCGTGCCCTGGGCAATGAAGGTGGCGGTAGGCCGGTTCCAAGTGATTGCCGCGCCCGGCGCCGGCGCTGCGCGGAACGGGGGCGACACCTCGACGGTGAGCGCGCCTGAGCCGTTGGCCGTGCCGCCCACGACCACCTGCTTGAGCTCGCCGCCCACGCCCACAAAGTCACCGGCCAGCAGGGTCGCGCCGGCCGTGGTGGTGATGTTGAGCACAATGTCACCACTGGGGGGCGATGCCGCCACCACCGGCGCACCGCGCATGGTGCCCACGGGCACCGGGCGGTGCCACGGCCACACGGTGAAACGGTTGCTCGAGCCGCGCAGGCGCGCGAGGAAGGCCTCAAACTCATCCATGCGCGTGCCGCGGCGCGGCGCCCACTGCGCATCGAACACCCAGCCGGCGCCGGGCATTTCGGCCGTTTGCACGGCACCACTGAGCGGGCTGACGCTTTGCAGCACCACGGGCTCCAGCCGCCAATTGAGCTGCACGGGGTTGGGCAGGTTGCTGGGGAAGCTGTAGGTGGGCATGGCTTACACCCCCGCCCGGGCCATGCCGCCGCGGCGCATGGTGTCCATGATGCGGGCCTCTGCCTGCTGCACCGCCAGCCCCATGGCCTGCACGATGGTGCTCTGGTCTGTGCGGCTGTCAATGTTGAGGGTCTGGTTGATGACCACCGACATGCCGCCGCCCTGCCCCAGCATCTTGTTGGGGATGATGCGGCCATTGGTAGGCGGCACAAACAGTTCAGGGCCGCTCTCCCCCACGCGGTAGACGTTGTCTGGGCGCACGGTGCCGCCCAGGGCGCGGCTGCCGCCGCTGGGCGTGCCGCCCCCACCAAAGAAGCTGCTGCCGAAGTTGAGCAGCTGGCTCAGCCAGTCTGTGCCACCGCCCTTGTCTTTCATGGACTCTTTGATCTGCTTGATGATGGGCTCGATGATGAGCATGCGGGTGACCACGCGCAGGATGTCCTGCTCGATGCCCTTGAGAATCCCGCTGAAGCCCTTGCCTTCGACGCTGGCGTTTTCAAACGCGCTTTCGAAGGTGGCGCCCAGGTCTGCCCAGATGGACTTGATCTCGTCGCTCTGGCCGGCAATGTCTTCCTGAATGCCGTAGATGGTGCGCACGGCCGTGGCGTACTTCTCAGCCGAGATGGCGCCCTCTTCGTAAGCCGTCTTGACCAGACTGAGCTGGCGAGACTGCTCGCGCGCGAGCGCATCACCCGTGAGCCGGTCAATGGTGGCTTGGCGCTCTTCGGCGGTTTTGCGGGCGGCATCGCCTGCGGCCAGCACGGCCTTGGTGCTGGCGTCCAGGGCGTCCTGGAAGGCCTTTTCCGCATCGATTTCCTTGCCCCGCAGCTCGATCTGCTTGATCTGCGCCTGGGTGAGCGGCCCGTACAGGCCGGCCCGGATCTCACGGCGCAGCTGCTCCACGCGGCTCAGCTCTTCGGTCTTGATCAGTTCCTTGTCCAGACCCTCAAGCACTTTGGCGAATGCCTTGGCGCGGTCTTCGGCGGCTTTGCGAGCCTCCTCAGCAGCCCGGGCCGCCTCTGCAGCCGCACGCACAGGGTCTTTGCCGCCGGCCTTGTCACCGCTGGCATCCGCCTCTTTCTTGGCGTAGGCATCGAGCGCCGACTGGTTGGCACGGAGCAGCTTTTCTTGGGTAGCCAGCTGGCCGTTGAGGTTGGCCAAGGTCTGCGCGCGCCGCTGCGTTCCTGCAAAGTCTGCCGCATTGGCATTGGCCTGCACGGCTTCGAGCGCTTGGATCTGATTCTTGAGACGCGCGACATTCTCAGCCGCCGCCTTGGCCCGACCTTCCACGTCCTTGAAGGGCTCACCGGAGAAAGTGGTGGCTGCCAAGGCACCAGACGTGCTGCCAAACTCTTTGCGCAGGTTGATGTAGGCGCGCAGCGCCTCATTCATGCTGGGCAGCAACTCACCCACCAGCTGCCCGAACGCGGCCGATGCCGTGACGCGCAGCACCGTGAGGTTGTCATTGAAATCTGCCGCCGCTTTCGCAGCATCGTCACCGATGACAGCACCCAGCTTCTGCGCATCGCTGGTGAGCGTGCGGATGCCCTCGCTGCCCTTGTTCAGCACCGGGATGAGCGAGGCGCCGCTTTTGCCAAAGATGTCCTGCGCCAGGGCGGACTTGCCTGCGCCGTCGCGGTACTGGCTGAAGGCGTCGGCCACGTCGAGCAGCACCTCATCCACACCGCGCAGGCTGCCGTCTGCGTTGGTGGCAGACACGCCCAAGTCCTTGAACAGGGCAATGGCCTCTTTCTGGCCTTGGCCGGCGGCAGCGATCTGGTTGCCCAGCTTGCGCAGGCCGCCCTGCAGGTCTTCAAAGCTGGTGCCCGCCACTTCACTGGCAAAGCGCAGCTCGCTCAGGCGGCTGGCACTGACGCCGGTTTTCTCGGCCAGGTCATCGAGGCTGTCCCCCAGATCGATGGCGGCGCGGGCGCTGGTGACCAGAGTGCTCAATCCCGCCAGGGCCGTGACCACACCGGCCACGGCACCCACGGCACCGGCGGCCCCAGCGCGCAGGCCCTGGAACTTCTTTTCCATGCCCTCGACGGCGCCGCCAATGCCGCGCAGCACGCGGCTGGCATCGTCTTTGGCGGTGACGCGGATCTCAGGGTTGTTGGCGTTTGACATGGCTGGCTATTTCCTGCGCAACGTGCTGCAGCAGCTCTGGCAAGAGGTCTGCATCGGCCATGGGGTAGACGGCCAGGTAACTGGCGAGCAGCTCAGGCCGCCAGCCCTGGCAGTAGTGCCAGGCGTGCATGACCTGCTGCCCCAGGGCTGAAAGCTCGACCTCATCCAGCTGCGCACCGAACACCTCGAACACTTCGGACTGCGCACCGGCCCGGGAGAACTCCCAGGCGATGCGCTCAGTCAGTTTTTTTCAGCGGCCTTCTGGCGTGCACTGCGCTGGGCAATGCAGTCATCAAAGGCCTGCTGCACCTGCTCAGCCAGCTGCGGGCGCTCTTCAAACAGCACGGGCACCAGCTCGGCCGCAAAGGGCACCGGGTCTGTGCCGTCTGCGCCAAAGTCAGACACCCGCACGTTGGCCCAGCCCTGCACCGCGTCCAGCAGCAACTTGCGGCCGGTGTGCAGGGTGGCGCTGCCTTCGCCCAGACCAGACTCCCGCGCCCGCATCCAGGCGAGCTGGATCTCGAACCGCGACGGCAGCCGCACGGTGAAGCTGTAGCCGGCCACGTCGAGCGTGGCGCGGCGTGCAGCTTCCACATGGGCCTTGAGCGCTTGTGCGTCCATGGGGGCTCAGGCCTCAGGTGGCGTAGCGGGTGGGCTGGGCCGCGAAGGTCAGCGTGACGCTGTTGCGCAGCGTGCTGTCTTCGATGGTGGGCACATCGCCCAGGCTCCAGTACGCATTGCCCACCAGGCGCGAGCCGTTGGGGTAGATCATGCGCACGGCGGTGGCCACGGCCGAGTCACTGGCGGCGCGCACGGTGGGCGTCCAGGACAGCGAGGGATCGTCATAGACCGGCAGCTCGACCACGATGGGGCTGCGCGTGGTGGGGATCTGCTGCTGCGTGCGGTCGGTGATCTCGGTCACATCGGCAAACTGCTGCTCGCCACCGCTGACGCTCAGGCCCGAGGTGATCTGGCTCAGGTTGGTCCAGGCGGTGATGCGGCGAATGCTGCCCACACCCTGGCCGGCCGGGTAGTTGGTGGTGCTGGTGGTGTTGATGCCTTCGAGCGTGACATCGTTGGTGGCCACGGCACTCACGCGGGCGATGCGCCCGTTGATGAGGCCCCAGCCGCTGGTGATTTCAACGAAGTCGCCCACCGCCACGCCATGGCCAGCGGCCAGCGTGGCCACGGCGTTGGCCGCGTTGGTCAGGGCGGTCATGCTGGATGCGGTGCCGTAGGTGGACGCAATGGCGACCACCGTGCCGACAGCTAGGATTTTGGCCATGATGCTGCTCTTTCTCTAAGGGTCAGGTGTGAAGGGTGGCGGGGTTGCTGGCCTGCGTGTAGTAGGTCAGCTGGTACTCAAGGGTGGCTTCGGCCATGGGGCGCTCGGCTTCGGCGTCCAGTTCAATGGCGGTGGTGAAGCCGGGCTGCTCGCGGTACTCGGCGGGCAGCAGGGCCATGCGGGCCTCGATGTCCGCGCACAAGTCATCAATCGCGGTGCCCACGTCGCTGTCCGCTTGGGCATACGCGCGGATGACCACCGTGAGCTGGCGGCGCACCAAGCCGCTGGCGTCCAGCCCCAGGGTCTGCAGCTCGGCATCGTCATCGGTGGTGCGCACGTCGATGGCCGGCAGCGCGTCCGCCTGCGGGCGGGTCATGCGAGTGTTGGTGACGTTTTCCGCCAAAGCGGCGGTGCCGGTCTTGAGCTGGGCTACCACCAGGGCGCGGATGGCGCTGCGGGCGTGCGGCATGGCTTACGCTCCCTGTCGCTGCAGGAGCAGCCGCACGGTGCCGTCACCATCGGGCTGGACACCGGACACGCGATAGGTGGTGGCGTCCACACCGAGGGTGTCGCGGTCACGCACGCCCTGCACGTCACTGGCCACGCAGATGGCGTTGGGGCGCACGCTGTCCACACCCAGGGCCTGCCCCACCAGGCCATAGCCCGCGTCGAACACGGCCAGCACCTCGCGCGCCTGGCCGCCCTGGGGGGTGTAGACCACCGGGCGGCCCAAGCGGGCAATGATGCGTGCCGTGTGCGACGTGAAGTCCATGGCGCCGGGGCTTCAGCCGATTACGGGCGGATGGTGCCGTCCACGAACACCACGGCCGTGGTGGGGCCGGAACCCTTGGCCACGGTGGCGCAGCCCACCAGCAGGTTGCTGGTGAGCGTGGTGGTGATGCGGCGGTTGGTGTTGTCCCAGTACAGGGCCTGGCCCACCGTGGCGGTGTCCGTGCCCAGCGCCGTGAGCTCGAAGACGCCTTTGGTGCTGATTTCGACTTCGGCGCCGTTGGCTGCGTCGCTGGCAGCCACACCGAACAGGCGGCCCACTTGAACGCCCTGGCCAGCGGTGACGGCGTAGGGCGCGGTAACGCGGATGATTTCGCCGGTGGAGATTCCGTTGCGCATGGTGCTTGCTCCTGAAATGCGTGGTGTTGCGTGGGGTGTGCAGGGGTTGCAGATGGGGGCCGGTTGCCCGGCCCCCGCTCAGGCATCAGGCGCCGGCTGCGCGGTGCAGGCCGCGGTAGTCGATGGCCTTGGCACCGAAGTCCAGGCGGCACTTGAGGCTCAGGCCGTCGATCTCGAAGCCCATCTCGGACTCGATGACCGGGCCCTGCGCACCGTCGAGGTAGCAGTACTCGACGGTGTCCACCTGGTTGCTGTTGGCGGCCAGGTACCACTGCGTCTGGCTGGCTGCGTCCAGCAGCGGCTCGACCACCGGGGTGAGCGCGGTGCGGCCGCCTTCGCGGAACTCGTTCACGCCGGAAGACTGCGCCGGTACAAACTGGCTGCTGGTGAACTGGTAGGCCGTGTGCTCAAGCGCGGCAGGCACGATGAGGTACGACGGCGTGATGTTGAGCGGCTCGTTGTTGAGCCCCTGCATGCGACGCATTTGGGCGCGGCCGGCGTTCAGGCCGGCCAGCGCCAGCGCTGAGCCGCCGCCGGTCTGAACGTTGCTCTGGGTGCGGTTGCCTGCCACCGCGCTGAACAGGGCCTGACCGTCTGCTAGGTTGGCGTTGGCGGTGAGGATGCCGTAGACCACGGCGTTTTCGTAGCGCACGGCGGCGGCGCCGAAGGCGGTGACCAGACGGTCGAACGCGCGCAGGTCATCGTTGATGAGGGCCTGGCGGGTGACCGTGACGATGCGGCCGGCGGTGAGCAGCGAATACGTTTCGCCAGCCTCGCGCACGGTGCCCATCTGGAATTCGCCATGCTCGTTGACGCGCTGCAGGTCCGGCGCACCGGAGAGCTGGGCCACGGTGATGGTCTTGAAGTCGCGCGCGTCGGGGGCACGGCGGGCCCAGATGGCGTAGGTGCCGGGGTTCTCTTCGTAGGCAGCGCGCAGGCGCTTGTTGGCGACGTTGCCCAGGATGATGGGGAAGTCGCTCGTGGTGTGTAAGGCGGTACGCGCCAGATCCATGGGGGCCATGCCGCGCGTCTTGACGCCACGGGCCTCAGCCAGCTCACGGGCGATTTCGAGCATGGACATGCCGCGGTACTGGCGGCCGTTGTCGGTGAGCTTGACCTTGGGGTCCAGGCGGGTGAGGATGGCCTCTTCCACGCCGGCGCGGCGGGTTTCGGTTTCGTCGCGCACGGTGTCGATGTGCACGTTGCGGTTGCCACCCGTGGACTGATCCTTGCGGAAGGCTTCGTCCAGGATGAGCTCGCGCACCTTGTCCAGGCTCAGGCCCTGAGCGATGTACTCGCCAGCCTTGGCGGGCACGTTGGCGCGCGTGCAGAGGTTGATGATGTCCGCAGCGCGCTGGCGCTCGATCTTTTCAGCCTCTGCGCGGGCGGCTTGTGCGGCGGTGTCTTCGGGCGAAGGCGTGCCGCCCTTGGGGTCTTGCTTTTCCATGCTGGATTTCTCCACGGGTTGATGGGCGGGCGCCCGGACGATCTCGACCTGCTCGGACGGCAGGCCGGGAGGGGTTGAGTGCGCAGACCGGCTGACGGCATCGGCGTCGGCCGGGATGGGCACGAAAGAAAGCTCAGAGGGGCGCCAGCTGACGGCGCGGTACAGGGGCACGGGCACCCCATCGGTGCGCTGCTGCGCGGGCGTGACTTCCCAGCGCAGCACGCTGTAGCCCACGCTGATGTTGCGGATGACGCCGGCCTTGATGTCGGCCACCACGCCATCCAGCTCAGGCCGCTCACTCAGGCGCAGCTGGGCGTAGCCTTGGCCGTCTTGCAGCCAAGCGCGTACCACCACGCCAATGACGTTGGACAAGCCGCCGGAGCGGTGCGTATCCAGCACAGGGGCAGCACCGTTGCCCAGGCGGGCCAGGTCCACGGCCTCAGGCGTGACCACGAGCTCTTCGTCGTAGTAGGTGCCCTCGTACCAGTCATAGCGGCGCACCATGCCGCCGGTGGTCCAGACCACCTTGATGGTGCGGTCGGCCTCGTTCCAGGTTTCGGGCTGCAGGCGGGTCTGCAGATCGAGGCCCTCACCGGCACGCTGCAGGTGCTGCTGCGGGCGCTGGGGGCTGGGTCGTTGGGTGGCGGTGCTCATACTGCGCAGTGTGCGCAGTGGGCTGTCTCAAATTCAGAGGAAGTGAGACGATTTTTTTGGTGTGGCGCTCACGCCGCTTCAAGGGCCCAGAGCACGGCGTCTTCGTCGCGCTGGTGCATGTGGCGCCAACTCACCAGCCCCGGCGCGTGGGCAGCGTCGGCGCCTTCTGTGGTTTGCACCGCAGCCACCACGAGCACGCGGCCCGCGGCGGCGGTGCTGTCTTGCGACTCGGACGCGCTGCATGCGGCCACGCAGGGCGCGGGCACGGGCGGCTGCACCTGCCCCTGCAGGCGCGGATCCACCCAGCGCCCGCTGCGGCGCCGCACGCGCGCGGCACCCTGGCCTGCACCACCCTCTGCCTGCGCTGGCGCAGCGGCAGACTCAGCAGCCTGGAACACGTCGGCCAGCTCGGTGACGGCCAGCAGGCCTGTCAGTGCGCTGAGCTGCACCTGCCCGGTGGCGGCCAGTGCGTCTGCCTGTTCAGCGGCATCCAGCACCCCAGTGAGCAGGCTGAATTGCACCTGCCCGGCTGCGGCAACAGCGTCTGCCTGCTCGGTAAGCTCAAGCAGGCCAGTGACCGCCGGGCTGATGACAGCGCCCTGCAGATCGACCGCATCGGCAGACTCGGTGAGCACCAGGCTGCCGCCACTGGCCACCGCACCGAGCAGCGCGCCTGCATCTTCCTGCTCAGTGACACCCAGCGAGCCGGTCGCGCGCACCGCGCCGGCCATGGCCACAACCTCTGCAGCCTCTGTGACGCTGAGCAGACCAGAGACGCGAACCGCGCCCGCGATGGCCGCTGTGTCACCTTGCTCGGTGGTGCTGAAGGTGCCAGTGACAGGCCCCGCTCCGCCGCTGACGCTGCCGACGGCCGCTGCGGCGTCCTGCGCCTCCGTGAGTGCCAGGCTGCCGCTGAGTGCCGCCAAGCCAAAGAAAGCGCTTGTGAACAGCGATGCCGAGGCACCGTCATTCAGGGGCGCGGCTGTACGCGGTTTGCGAACGTAGGGGCTGCGCAGCGGGAGCGCCATACGCTACCCGTGGGCGATCTTGCCCTGGCCGCGTACGGTGCCGGTGCTGGTGGTGCTGCAGATCATGACCATCTGCAGGCAGGAATCGTTGGGGATGATGGGCAGGCCGAGCTGGGCCCAGTCGAATTGCTCGGCCTTGTTGGCCACGTTGGCATTGACCACGGTGCGCGGCCGGGTGGCCGTGAAGCCGAAGCTGCCGGCCGCACCGGTGGTGGCCGACAGGGTGACGCTGTTGACGCCGCGAATGAACCGGCCCGCGACAGCAGACACCAGCGGATACAGGCGGCCAGCGCGCGGCGTGGCGCCCAGGGCGATGGCTGCGAGGTTGCCGGTGGAGGCGTCATCGTAGGTGACGTTGACGGTGGCGTTGACGCCGGTAAAGCCGAGGTCGGTGTAAATCTCAAGCCACCACTGCACCTCGCTGTAGTTGGCATGGCCACGCCGGCCTGCCGGCAGGCCACCGCCCAGCGTGGACAGATCGATGCCGACGGTTTGGGCGGTGGTGACGGTACCGCTCAGGCCACCCATGTGCGCCAGGCGGTCATGCACTTCGACGCCGGTGGCTGCGTTGCCGGTGGTGAGGGTTTGCCAGGCGTAGTAGCTGGCTGCCGGAGCGGTCTGGTTGTCGAAGCCCATGGCGCCGGTGAGCCCCTTGGTGCACAGCGCGGCCGCGCCCGGGATGGCGCCTTGGCCAGGTACGCCTGTGGCGCGCCACAGACTGAACACCTGACCGGCCGCCGCGTTGGCGAGGCTGGCCTTGTCCCAGACGATGCGGCTGGAGTTATTGGCCAGCGCGTCGAGCAGCTGGTCGAGGGTAGTGATGCTCATGGTTCAGGCAGCGTGCGTGATGGACGCGGAGGTGATTTCCACCGTTTGGCCGGTGGAGATGCTGACGCTGTTGAGCTGGATGTCGCCACCGCCGCCGGTGGCGGTGACGGTGAGGCCGGTGACGATGTCGTTGCCGCTGCTGTCGCGGATGCGGGCGGCGGCGGCGGTGCCGGTGGCGTTGGCGCTGGTATCTGAGCGCGGCATGCCGCTGAACGTGAGCACGCCGGAGGCCACAGTGCCGCAGGGATCTGCAAGCGTGATATCGGCCAGCACCACGGCCATGCCGGCGGTACCGATCTGCAGCACGCCCGGGCCGGTGCCGCTGTCGATGTCATCGCGCACGGCGGTCATGCGGGTGTTCTTGAGCGTGGTGCGGTAGCTGGCGGGCATGGCGGCTTACTCCTGAGTGGCTTGAGTGGCAGCGCGCTCAAGCGCGGCTTGGGCCTGCGCCACTTCGTCGGGGGTCATGGGCACCTGCACGGTGCCGCGGATGAGGTGGGTATCGGGGTCGCGATCAGCCACGGTGCGCATTGGCGTGGTGGCATGCGTGTGGCTGTGCTGGTGGTGCGCCACGTTGACCACCGGCGCGGGGGCCTCACGCACGCAGGTGGCCAGCGCGTCGATGGATGCGCGAAGCGCCGCGGCGGCCACGGCCTCACCGCGCGCCTCTGCGGCGGCGGCCTCAGCCTGCAGGCGGGCAAGCTCGCGCTGCTCTGCAGCCGCCACTTCAGCGTTGAGCCGCTCGATCTCGCGCTGCAGCGCATGCTGCTGAGCCTGCAGCGCCACCTGCTGCGCACGGCTTTCTGCCTGCGCAGCAGTGGCGGCGGGATCTGTGGGGCCGAACTTCCAGGCCATCATGTGCTGCAGCCAGCCGCTTTGCTCCATGGCCTGCAGGTTGGCGGCGGCCTGTGTGTTGACCTGGGCAAAGCTGTAGCCGCGTTTGCGCAGCTTTTCCTCATGACTGGCCAGACCGCCGAAGATCTCATCGAGGTCTGCGCGGACTTCCTTTTCGGGGTCCACGTAGTCCCATTTGGGGGTGGACCAGTCCACGGCGTAGTCGGCGCTGCGGACGATGCCGGCCAGCACGCAAGCGTCCACGAACGCGCGCCAGATGGGCTCACACAGCCGGGGCACGACACACTGCCACTGGTGCTGCTCGATGTTGCGGCGGAACTCGATCAGCGCCACGCGGGCGCTGCTGTAGTTCACGCCGGTCATGTCGCCCGTGAGCTGCTCATAGGTGACGCCGATGCCGGCGGCCACGGCATGGAGCTGGGTGCGCAGGTACTCGTTGAAGCCAGGCGCGGCCTTGGGCTCCACCACGGTGATGCTGCCGCCGGGCGGCAAGCCCATGACGCTGCCGCTGGGCAGGCTGCCCAGCTCACCGGTGCGCGCCGCGGTGGATGCGGCACCCGCCTGGCTGCCGCCTGCATCGATGGCGAGGTCTTCAGGCTCGCCGGTGACCAGCACGGACAAGCGGGTTTCGAGGTTCTTGCGGGCGAGCTCGGCGTCTTCCAGCACCATGAGGTCGCGCGTGCGGACAATGACGCTGGCCAGATCTGTGACGCCCCGGCCCTGCCCCGGGCGGTCTGCCCGGTAGTAGTGCAGCACGCTGGCAGCGGGCACAAAGCGGCTGCCGGCGATGCGGCCGCGCAGGGTGACCAGCTCACCGGGGTGCTGGTCGTAGAGCCAATAACCCACCACGCGGCCCAGCGGGTTGTACTGGATGCCGTTGATGATGGTGTCTGCCCCGGCCATTTCATTCTTGGCGCTGTCCAGCCAGTCGATTTCCAGCACCTGCAGCTGCAGGGGCACGCGCAGGCCGTCTGTGGTGCGGCGCGGGCGCAGGCGCACGAGCACCTCACCGTCGCGGCTGCGGGTGCGCTCGCACAGGGTTTGCAGGCCGTAGAGGTTGTTGCGGCCGTCTGCGTCGCACTGCGCGACGAACTGCTCCCAGGCGGCATCGAGCGCGGCACGGTCGCGCTCACTGGCGGCCATGCTTTTGGGCGTGATGCCGCTGCCCACGGTGTTGGCCACCTTGGCGCCAATGCCGCGGGCGATGTAGGGGTTGTTCTCTTCGAGGCTGCGGGCGCGGTGCCGCAGCTCTGCAGCACTGGCGCGGTGCTCTGTGTTGGCACTGGCGCCGGCGCGCTTTGGCCGCCAACCATCGAGCCGGCTGGCGCCTTCGTACCCACGCGCCAAGGTGCCCATGGCCAGGCGGGCACGCTGGCGGCGCAGCCCGCTGGCGGGGCTGACGTAGCTGACGAGGCGGTCCAGCAGGTTCATCATTCGCCCCGGTGGGTGCTGAAGGTGAACCGATACGCAGCCCGGCGCGGCGTGCCCACGCTTTTGGCAATGACGGACTGGACGTGGTCACGCGCGGCCTTGAGCTCTTCGATAGACCGGTACTTGACGGACTTGCCGTCGATGGTGACTTCCAGCTCAGCGCCTGCAATGGCAGTGTCGAGCCGGTCCAGGTCGGATTGAGTGAGGGCCATGCCAGCCAGTGTGGCGGGCGGGGTGTCTCAAAGTCAGAGAAAGTGAGACGGTTTTTATCGGGTTCGAATGCCCGCAAAAACCCGCCCACCCTCAGCGGTTGAGCAGCACGCCGGATAAAGCAGACCGTGCAAGCTGTTGAAGCCGCAGGCCACATGCACTCGGTTGCATTCTGGGCACATCCACGCATGGTGGGACCACCATGACTCACCAGGCACCGGCTTGCCCGCCGGCCAGTGTTCTCGGTAGGTGTAGGTGTCGTTGAACACTTTGGCGATCGCGGCACGCGCCGCAGCACCCGTGCGCTGCTGAATGCGCTGCTTGATGGGCTCACGCAGATCTTGAGGTGTGAAGATGAGCGCGATGCGCTCACGTAGCGTTGCAGACATCAGCGCTCCCCTGCCGTCTTGACCATGCGGTACACGGTGGACCGCCCGATCTTTAGGCGGCGGGCAATCTCGGTGGCGTTGCGGCCGTTGAACATGCGGCGCACCTGGGCGACGCGGTCGCCGCGATCGCGGGTGGTCTGCTTGGCCACGTAGACGGTGTCGCCACCGAACTCTTGGCGAAGGCGCTGCTCGACGGCGGCCAGGGTGGCGGCATCGAGCTCTGGCCGCTCTTGGCCAATGAAGGCAACCATGCGGGCCACGAGGTCAGGCTCAGGCACAAATTGAGGGCGCACCACGCCCGGCGCCGCGCTGGCCGTTTTTGATTTGTGCTGCACCACGGCAGCAGGCTGCTCCGACTGTGCACTGCGGATCTCTGCAGATTGATGGGCCACAGCGCCACTGGCCGAAAGCGGCGCAACGCTGCTCGGCTGCATGGGCTGTGGGGGTTTGTTTTGCTGGGCCATGGGCTTAGAGGTCTCGGTTGCGGATGCCGGGCCAGCGGCTGGTGCGGGGGCTGGCAGGCGACGGTTGGCGGGCGGGCGCGGGGCTGGGCTGAGCATGGGCAGGGGCCTCTGCGGTGGGGGTGGCAGGCGGGGTGATGGCAGAGCCGCTGGATGGGGCAGCGGCTGGATCTGGCGCAGCGGCAGGCTGGGCAAAGAGGTCTGGCGTGGCGCTCTGGCCGCTGCGCAGGGCAAGGCGGTCCCAGTCGGGCGCACGCCAGCGGTTGATGCCCAGAAACACGGCCAGGGCGTAGGCGTAGACAAAGCAGTCGAGCGCCTCATTGCGGCGGCCCGGGGGCTTGACCCATTCGAGCTTGGCGTGGCCCTTGACGTAGCGGGTGACCAGGCGCTCTGCCGTGAGCTGGTCGAACTCTTCGGCCGGCACGGCCTGGGTGAGGTGGACGTAGCCGGGGCCGGGCTTGTCCAGACGCATGCGGCCGTAGAGCAAGGCCTTGATGGTGTCCACACCCACGGCCCAGAGCTTGACGCCGCCGCGCTTGATGGCTTGGCCCCGGTGGTTGATGTCCACATTGGTGGGCTTGCCCAGCGCGGGGCGACCGCTGCCGCCCACGCCCTTGATGGCGAGCACGTTGCGGTGCTGCATGGCGCGGGCGAACTCATACACCTGGCGGGTGTGGTGGCCGCCGCTGTCTACGGCGCAGCCCATGACGGGCATGTCGATGCCGTTGGCGTGCTTGATGGGGGTGAGGATGCGCTCGCGCAGGATGTTCCAAGGCGAGCCTTCTTGGCCCAGGGGCAGCGCGGGGTCGCCATAGATGACCTCACGGTCCACGAGCCAGCTCTCTTCGCCACGGCCAAAGCCCCAGACGCGGTACTCGAGGCGGTCGCCTTGCACGTCTGCGCCCATGCACAGGGCCAGCGCGCCCCAGGGCACGGTGCGCAGGGGGTAGGTCTCTGCGCGGCGGGCCAGCTCGTGGCCGGCCACGCGGTCGCCCTGCTCTTCGAAGGTTTCGGCCAGGCGAGTGTTGATGAAGGCGCGCAGCTTGGAAACATCGCCCTGGCGCGCGGCGTCCATGGCGGCGCACCACTCTCGCACCAGCTCGCGCCAGCTGAGCCAGCCCAGGGGGCTGTAGAGGCTGCTGAGGTGGAAGCCGCGCACTCGGCCGGCCTGGGCGCCAGGGTTGTGCGCTACCCACTGGCCACCGGCCAGCATGGCGGGCTTGTGGTGTTCGTGCACGATGCAGCCGTTGGCCTTGCAGACGTAGTGCACGGTGTCCAGCCGCGGGGCGCCGGATTCGTCGCGGTCCCACTTGATGCCGTGGGCTTGGTCTGCGCCCCACTCAAGGCGCTGGGCTTCACCGCAGTGCGGGCAGTGGACGTGGAAGTAGCAGCGGTCTGAGGCCTCGAAGGCGGACTCGATGCGGCTGAAGCCCTTGGTGGTGGGCGTGCTGGTCTTGACGCGCTTGCGGCGGGCGAATGTGGACTGCCGCGCTTCGGCCAGGGTGACGGGGTCGCCTTCTCCGTCTACATCGATGGGGTACGCGTCGATCTCATCGAGCGCGAGGTCGCGCACGGGCATGGAGCGCAGACCGGCAGCGCTGTTGGCGCCGGCCAGCGCGAGGAAGCCGCCGGGGTATTCCTTCAGCAGGGTGGTGTTGGCATCGTCGCGGCTGCGGTTCTCACGCACCTTGCGGCGCAGCGCGGGGCTTTCCTCGATCATGGGGGTGAGGCGTTGGCGGCTGTAGCGCTTGGCCATGTCGATGGTGGGCTGCACCACCATCATGGGGCCGGGGCTGACATCGACCAGGTACGCCACCCAGTTGCTCAGGATGGTGGTCTTGGAGGTCTGCGCGCCCCACATCAGGACGACCTCTTCCACGGTGGACGTGGCAGAAAGGCAGTCCTGCGGCTCGCGCGCGTAGGGCGTGCGGGCCACGCGGTACGGGCCGGGCTCGGCACTGTCTTTGCCGCTGAGCACGCGGTTGCGCTCTGCCCACTCGGTAACGGTGAGCCGCGGCGGCGGGGCCATGAACTCGGCAATGAGCTCACGCACCAGCGAGGCTGGGCAGGCCAGGCCAACGGTGGCGTCACGTGCCACCATGATCCCCCGCCGTGGTGAATGCGTGCAGGGCCGCGTGCAGCTCTGCGTCGATGAGCTGCTGGCAGCGGGCAATGTCGGGCTCAGCCGCCACGAGCGGCGCCAGGCGCGCGCCCACCTGCAGCAGGCTGTCTTTGAATGCGCTCAGCTGGCTGGCCAGCTCGGCACGCACTTGGGCCTTGTCTACCAAGTCGCCCTTCAGCTTGAGCAGCGACAGCTCGGCCATCTCGGCCTCAGCGGCTTCGCGACGGGCGCGGGACTGCAGGTAGTCATCGGGCTTGGCATCACCGCCCTGCCCCGCATCGCCCTTGGCTGCAGGCGCTGGCGCCAAGCCGGCCAGCTGCGCGCCTTTCTCGGTGGCGGGCTTGCTGTCGGCACGCGCCCGGGTGTTCGCAGCCCACTGGATGTCTGCCACCACGGGGTCGATCTTGCCCTCGATGAGCGAGATGCGCCCATCCTGCACGGCGCGAGTCACCGCGGCCGGGTCACACCCCCGCCGCCGCGCGTACTCTGCTTTGCTGATCAGCTCCCTGCTCATTGACTTACCACCACCCCTTGAGTGATTCCTTGACTTTTCCCCCACCCACCCACTAGCGCTTTTTCGCGGTCGATTCGCACC